ATCTAGTTCAACATTGATATCTAGTTTTTCTAGTTCTGTAATACCTGCCTTGAGTTTTTCAATATCAGATGTGCGTTTTGAAATCCATGCCTTTTGATTGCTTTTTAAACTATCAATAGTAGATTGTATTTTTTCATTTGCAGACTGTATTGCATTTATTTTTGCATTTTCTTCTGTAATAGATTCTTTTGTAATTCTAATCTGATCTTTTAGTTTTTCTGCTTTTTCAGAAAGTATAGTAATACCTAGTAGCTGTTCAATAATTGCACGTTGGTCGTTTTGACGCATGCTTAGGAACGGCTCTGTATAGGTATTAAGAGCAACAATATGTTTGAACATATCGTGACTCATGTTGAGAAGCGTATTAATTTGTTCCTGTGTTTTGCGACTGTCACCTTGACTTTCATCGGTGATTTCTTGTTCATGTTCGTTTACAAAAAACTTAAGAACGTTAGGAGAGCGTCCTCGCTCAATCCTGTAATCAATACCATCTTTCTCAAAATGTAGGGTGACCAACATCCCCTTACTATTAGTTTTATTAATAAGGTTGTTACGCTTGATGTTGGTCAGTGCTTGACCGTACAGTGCATATGACAACGCATTAATAATTGTCGTTTTACCTGTACCGTTACGTGATCCAGAATCGTCACCTCCTTGGTCTAAGTTTTCGCCAAGCACAAGAGTGAGCTGTTGCTTGTTGAAGTCAACAGCTTGAGTTTGGTTGCCCACACTCATAAAGTTCTTTACAGTTAAATCTTTAATACGTATCATTTATAGCTCATTGTATATGTCTAACAACAAGTTCTTATTAAACTTGTCAGATTCTATTGCAGTGATTTCTCCAGAAACAATATGATCAACACTTTCAAATTGTGTTATGTCAAGTTCTGTTGTAATTTCTTCAATTTGTTTTTGCGGTATAAGTGTAATTTCTCTACACTGATGATCTTTGATAAATGTTTCTTTAATAAAACTTGCTTCTTCATAACTGATTGGCAAATCTATAGTTACTCGCAAATACATTTTGTTTTTAATAAGATCGCTTTTAGGATCTAACAATTTACTTAGAGTTGTTGTTCTATACTTAGGACAATTAGGCCAGTTAATATATTCTGGTTCTTTGTTGTTTTCTCTGTCTAGTATCATCATGCCACGTTCATCATCCCATGCATCTGCATAGTTGTGCGGAAACGCATTACCAATGTAGTGAATTTTACCTCTCACTTGACGTTTGTGAAAATGTCCAGTAAACACATACTCTGGACCTGTCAAATGTTCTGCATTAATACCGCCATGATCAGGCATCTCTACCATTGCGTTCATTTTAAAGAATGGAAGCTCAAAGTGTCCAAACATATAGCGACATTTTGTTTTGCTTAGACTTTTCCATTCATCTCCAACTAACCAAGGTATAAGTGCAACATCGTTTTTAACAAGTGCATCTTCTACTAGTGTTACATTATCAAACAGTCCTGCGTAAGGCAAACTGTTTAAGTCACGTTTTTCACGATAGTAAAGATCGTGATTGCCCATGATCATATACACATGTTTAAATGCACGACTGAGTTTACCTACATTCTCTACACTATGATTTAGTGTGCTTACATTTACACTAGCTCTGTGATGATGCCAGTCGCCTAAAAATATGCAAGTTTCGCAGTCTTGGCTTTGTTCAATGAACCAGTCTACAAAATCAGCACAGTCTTTGTTGTGTTGTTTACTGTTGTTTTTGTTGCCGAAATGTATGTCTGTAAAACATGCGGCTCGATTAAAAAATGTCATGGCTTTCCGTTCAAAGAATTTATACTTTGTACATAATAATTGAAAATTTTAGGGATGTCAACCTATATGTTAAATCCGTGTTCTTTGCGCTCTTTATCAGCTTGCTCGTCCCACTTAGCACGTTCTGCCATTTCGTGTTCGATCTGTCTAGTAAAGCTAGGCATATGACCGTTTTCTTGTAGCAAATCGTCACGTATGTTTTGGTTACGCTTTTCTAAATTTAACACTCTAGTAAAACTATTTGTTACTGCGGCTGTATAATATGCAAAAGGATTTTGTGATTTAAGCTCGTTGAACTGCAATCCAATTTGTGACAATTGCAATAATGCATGACTACGCATTTCATCTACATAAGTGTAACCACGCCAGTTACTACGCATACTATAACGTTCGCATAGTTTGATGTACATCTTTGCTAGATTATTACTAATACTTCCGTGTGTTGTATTAAACTTACCATTATCAAATCCGCCTTCCCAATGACTACGAACAACTTCTTTAAGTTCGTCATTTAAGTAAGCATAGTGTTTGAATGGAGGAAAATTACATTTACTGTGATGATCCGCAGTAGTTTTAGGTTTACTTTTGCGACCAGGCTCTAAAGGTACATGTTCAAATGTCATAACTCTAAATACAAGACTATTTTCATCAATTGTATCTGGATCTACTTTATATGTAATTTGTTTAGGCTTTTGGCTTGCTTTTCTTGGACCCGCATCCCATTCAATAAATGCAGCTTCGTATGCTTGTGTACTAAGTTGTGCTGCACGATTTTCTTTTGCTTGTTGAATTACTTCTGGTTTTTTAATATCTTCGATGTCTTCAACTATAACATCAAATCTACTGTATTCGCTGTCTAAGATACTACAAAAGCTAAGTTTACTTTTGTGTATTTCTTTTAACATATCTTTATTGTTTAAGTAATTTTGCCTCTTCATATTATTTCCTTATAAATTAACATAATAATAACACCTGTTACAAAATTGTCAAGACATCTAACATAATAGTAGCAGTTATTTCCGCTATAAATACTATTAAGGAGATTTCAATGAGATATTCGCAATTGATCGAAGATGTAGCTAATGACATCGCTGTTTTTTATGGCGGTCGTTTTCAACCTATGCATAGTGGGCATCATCAAGTGTATATGGATCTAGTGGAACAGTTTGGTTCCTCTAATGTATTTATCGCTACTATGTTAGCCCAAAATGCGGATCCTAGTAAAAACCCATTTACTTGGGAAGAAAAAACTATGATTATGCAAAAGATGTTTGGCATACCTGCAAAGCAAATTTTAAACACCAGTCCGTACAGACCTGATGTAAAACTAACTGGCAAAGATCCTAACAACACTGCTATTGTGTTAGTGTTCAGTGCTAAGGATGCAGGACGTTTAAAAGGTGGCAATTACCTTAGAGACTATGTACCTGGACAAGAGCTACTGCCAGGTGATCAAGCAGGCTATATACTTGAAGTCGGAATCAAAGAAGGTGGCATGAGTGCTACTGACTTTAGAAATGAAATGCAAAATGAAGCAGTACCAGAAGAAAAGAAACGTGACACGTTTATGAAGTTTTTTGGTAGCTTTAATGAAAAAATGTACAATTGGATTAAGGATAAACTAAATGCCAATGCTAGCTGAAAATAAAACTATGCTAATGCTTAAACCAGGAGCTCAAGGTTTATATCAAACACCTGCTGGCGCACCTGGGATTGTTTTTCCTTTTCAGCCTGATGTGTCTTACAGTCAGCCTGTAAACTATAATACATATGACTTGACACACACAAACTATGGATTTCATGCTTATAGGAATACACCTAGTCCAATGTTACAAGTAACTGCACAGTTTGCAAGTACAACAGACGAAGAAGGTAGATATACACTAGCATCTATACACTTTTTAAGAAGTGTTACAAAGATGTGGTTTGGTATAAATGAATCTACCCCTCCTGGGCCAGGTACTCCTCCTCCTGTGCTAGAATTTAGTAGTTTTGGTTCTCGTATGTTTAGCAGAGTTCCGGTTGTTGTTAGCAGCTTTGCTACTACTTTTGATAGCGGAGTAGATTTAAAACTTGTTGACGGGCAAAACATACCAGCGATAATGACATTTGCAATTGACTTAATGGTACAAGTTAATCCCGATAGACAAAAGAATGAATATAGTACTTCTAGTTTTGTTAGTGGAAGTGCATACTCGCAAGGATTTATTTAATGGCTAGACCTAATTATAAAGATACTAGTAACTATGCAATAACAGATATGAATAAAAAATATCTAGAGTTATATCAGCCTCCTATTACTAGAGATAAATTAGATGATCGTAGACATACACTGATTATACAAGAAAAGTATCACAGGCGCCCGGACTTGTTAGCATATGATTTATATGGTAATTCTAGACTGTGGTGGGTGTTTGTACATTACAACAGAAATGAAATCAAAGACCCGATTATGGATTTTACAGCTGGAAAGAAGATTGAGGTGCCAAAAACATTTAGTCCATCAGGGGTTAGATAATGGCCGTTCTCAGTGTTAGAAACAACAACCCAGGAAACATCAGAGACACAGGAATTGCTTGGGAAGGCCGCACAGGCAGTCAAAGCGGATTTGTAACATTTGCAACACCTGCAATGGGTGTACGTGCAATGACTAAAAATCTCTACAGTTATCAAAACAGAGGATTAACCAGTGTTCGCCAGATGATATCTACATGGGCGCCGCCAAGTGAAAATAATACCAATTCGTATGTTAATCAAGTTGCGTCAGCAATGGGTGTTGATCCTAATGCTAGTATTGATTTAAGAAGTGATCCTGCACTGACACAAAGAATGCTCAATGCGATGATTCGAGTTGAAGGTGGTGCAGAAGCTAGTAGTTATTTTAACAGTCATGTTGCTAGTGGTATTGCTATGGCAAATGGCACTACGCCTCCAGATGCTGCTCCTACCACAACAACAGATGCAGAAACAGCCGCATCGATAGCAGAAAACCCAACAGGAGATGCAGACGGCGACGGTGTTCCTAATGCTGAAGATGCAACACCAGCAGGCGAACCTCCAGCTCCTGGAAGTGACGGAGTTGGCAGCGGCGGCACTCCTTTTTACTTAGATAATATGTTAAATCGCTTTGACAACTACACTTATAGATGGGCGATACATATGGTGCATCCTTCAGAAAAAGATGCGTTTGAAGATAACATTCCTAATAGAGTTATTACGCTAGCTGACAGTGGTGTTGAAAGCGAAATTAATATTACAAATGTAGATCAAAACTTAGCACTTACTTTTAATCAACCTAATAGAAATGCTGTAGCTAACCAATTTATATTTGAATTGTCAGAGCCTGGAGGAGCAACACTGTTTAATAGAATTTTGCTAGGTGCTAGACTATTAGGAATTGAAAATCATTTACAAGCATCATATCTATTAGAATTAAAGTTTGTTGGATATAACCCAGACGGCAATGTTAACAGTAATATAATAGGCCCGTTTTATTATAATTGTACAATGGCTAGTTTAACATTTGATTACAAAGACGGCGGCACATCATATAAAGCAGAACTAATTGAAACAGATTTGCATGCTTATGAAAGATTACACCTGCACTTGCCTCAAGACATTCAAGTAAGTGCTAGTACATTTGGGCAATTCTTAGAAGAGTTTGAACGTGAAATTAATGAAAAAGAACGTGAAAGAATTGAAAGATCACCGGGTCAGCTATTTCCAACAGAGTACACACTTACAACAGACAGCGAAGCTTCGGAATGGACTAGTTGGGGATTTGAAGCGGTTACAGGTGAACAATTAGAACAAACAAGTGGTATTAGTGTGTCAGGTAGTGGCTCACTTAATTTCGAATTGAATCAAGGTACTAGTGTTGTTGCTGCAATTGCAACTGCACTTTATCAAACCACTAACTTTCAAAGATTTCCAATATTCAATGGTGGGTTTGGTAAAGACAATCCAAGAGATGGAGAAGTTAAAGCTGAAAGTTTAGCACAGCTAATAACTTGGATGAAACTAAACACTTCAACTGCATTTGGTCCATATGATCCAATGGCAAGGCATTATCAAAAGAAACTTACATATACTGTGGGAAAATATATTACTCCGGAAATAGTTCACGATCCTGGTAGTTACTTTGATTCTATTAACAGTACAGATACACAAAGAGAACGTCTTAGAACTATTGTACGTGAAGGATTAATTAGAAAACGTTTTGATTATACTTACACAGGTACAAATACCGAAGTTATTGATTTAGATATTACACTAAACAATGCGTACTATCAACTTCAAGCACTAAATCACGGATTTGTTCAGCAACGTGATCAGTTCTTTGCAGGCGCAGGCGCAGCTACACAGCAAGCAGCTCGTGACAGAGGAACACACTTAGAATTACGTAATCGACTTGAAACTCTACAGCGTGAACAAACAGAATTACAAGAAAGTCTAAGGGGTCTTACTCCTACAGAACAAAACAATCAAGGACGGGCTAGTGTTGAAAGGCTTGCTGCACTTGAAAGTGAAATACAAGAAACAAGACAACAAGCTGACAGGGCCGAACAAGTTGCTTCGGCTAGTTTAGACTCTGCATTAACTAACAATGCTGGTAGATTAAGTCCAGTTGCTAGAAGGTATATTACTCAAAGTGATGTAGTTAGCAGTGCTAGTGTTGACCGTGCTTCGGGCAGAGATATGCCATTGAGTTTTTATCAAAGTGCTGTAAACAGTAATGCAACAGCAGGACCTGACAAAGGTGATAACCCTGGGGTTGTTATGTTAGGTGCAGTAGAAATTAATTTAAACACTTTAGGCGATTTAGTTGAACAAAATATTGTTGTTAGAGGAGATCCATATTGGTTAGGAAGACCACGTGGAGCTCAAACACAAGGTGAGTTTGCGGGTGCAAACTATGAACGAGGTGGGTTAAATTACTTTTTATATCTAAACTTTCCAACTTATCCTAATCCTGAATCAGGTCTCATGGAAGTTGCTGAACAAGATTTTAGTATTATGGGGTTATATAGAGTTTATGCTGTACAAGCAAGCTATAGAGATGGACAATTTATAATGACTCTAAGTTCTTTTAGAGACATGGCAACAAACGTTGGTCTAGTAGCACAAGAATTAATATCAGGTGTTATTGATACAGGTGTTGCAAATCAATTGCCTGGAATTAATCAACAAGGTGAAGGTGATGGCGGCGCACCTGGAGAAGAAACGCCTAGAACTCCAGGACCAGAGTTAGGTGATCTGAGAACTGGTACTGGAAGCGGCAATGTAACACAAGGACAAGGTGGGACTATACGTCCGGACCCAGTCAATCCTAGATTACTAGATATTCTTTCACGTGCAGGATCTGCTGCGGGCGTTGATGTTACAGTAAGCAGTGGCGGACAAGCTAGTCAGGCAGTTGGAACAGGTAGTACACGACATAATCATGGTTATGCAGCAGATGTTAGTATTCAAAGCGGAGGTAGAACACTGAGCTTAAATAATCCAGCAGATGTTCCTATCATTCAAAACTTTATGAGAGAAGCAAGAGCTGCCGGAGCAACTGGTCTAGGAGCAGGCAACGGATATATGGGAAATAATCATTATCACATTGACATTGCAGCATCTGTTGGACAAGGACCGGCAGCATACTGGGGAGGCCCACGAGACCCTAGAACAGGAACATTCATCAGCGCAAATGCTCCTCGGTGGTTAGGACAAATTTGGTCAGGAGGATAATATATGTCAGACATGGATAGATATACAGGTTTAAACAGAATCAGTAAAGGTGTTCCGGGTAGATTTGACCGTGACAATGTCGACGGCATGCGTAATCTCAATGGTCTTTTTCTAGCTAGAGTAGTAGGTGTTCAAGATGACACATATCAAGGACATGTAACAGTTGAACTTGTTGGTCATCAAACAGTTAACAACAGAGGCAGCAAACAAAGTTTACACAGAATACGTAGAACTAGTCCGTTTGGCGGAAACATGCAAGGAGCAGACCATACTTTATCATATGGTATGAGTAGTCATCCTCCAGCACCTGGAACAGAAGTTTTAGTTGGTTTTACAGGCAGAGAGCAAGAAGGTTTTATGGTAGGTATTTTACCTGATGCTACTAGAAATTCTTCTGTTCCTGGATTGCCTGCTAGTGAAGTGCAAGGAGAAAATGGAACTGTCTTAGGCGTAACAACAGATACTTCTGTTTTCGAGTCACAGCAAGGAAATCAGCGAACTAGACATCCTCTTGCTAATGGAATAGCACAACAAGGTTTAGGATTAGACCCTATTAGAGGTATTGGTAGTAGCGGGTCACGCCGTGAAAGTCCTAGCAATATGATGGGATTTAATAGTCCTGGTGGTCATAGTTTTGTTTTAGACGACGGAACTGTAAGTAGTGGGGCAGCATTAAACCCTGATCCTAATAGAGAGGCTGGGAAAAATAACTTAGTAAGATTGCGTACAGGAAGCGGCGCTCAGATTTTAATGAATGATAGTGCAGGTATTGTTTATATTATTAATCAATCAGGCACTAGCTGGATACAAATGAGCGATGATGGAAACATTGACATTTATAGCGAAAACAATATTAGCTTACACGCAACTAATGATTTTAACTTATACTGTGGCGGCGATTTTAATTTAGATGCAGACAGTATAAACATCAAAGCTAGAGGCAGCGATGGAATTAAAATGGAAACAGCTACAGGTGAGTTTAATGTACACAGCAACAAAGATATAAAACTTACAACTGATCTAAACATGCATTTAAAAGCAGCTGGCAATAGTAGGCAAACTGCTAAATTGATTGACTTGAACGGTCCTGAAGCAACTGAAGCATCTAAGCCAACTTCTAGTAATTTGTCTGTTAATAGAACAGTTAAAGAAAGCATCAACGGCAGAGTACCAGAACATGAACCATGGGGAGGTCACGCAGAAGCTGAAAGTTCATTGGCAGCACAAGCGCCAAGTAGATTTGCACCTAATGCTAAAGATTATGATACTGGAAACATACAAGCAAATCAAGGACCTGCTGGTGGCGGACGACAAACAGATAGCGCAGATATTGCACAGTCAGCTAGAGAAACAGGAGTTGGTAGAGAAACACTAACTCCAACAGGTGACATAAATCCAAGAACAGGACGACCATTCTAATGTTAACAGAAGTACCTAGATTTTTTCAAACTGTATGGACTGATTTTAGTATCAAAGATCAAACAATTTATGATACTAAAATAGATATTGGTGATGTGAGTTATAGTGACAATGTTAGAGACGTAGCACTTAACTTTCATAGATATAATGCTTATAATAAATCGGGGTATGGAGAAAGTACGTTCGATAGAGGCGTAACTGAACAAGAAGCATATGATAACTGGATACAAACATTTAATGTTCAAAATAGAATAGTATTAAAAGCACTAATAGCAGTAGGTGTTTTAAAAATAAGTCAGAATGTATATGATGCTTTTGTTTTATTAAATTGGACAACAGGAAAAACTCTAACAGTACAAGCAAGTGAAGGCATATATGATTTGAAACCTGCACTGCTAGACGATGATACTACTACACTTGCAAATATGATTAACAGAAGTACTATCAACAAACAAAAGTGTAATAGAGTTGCAAATATTTTACGCTTGGTAGATTATGGAAAACCTAAAAACAGAAGCTGGCTCAGAACAAACGGCATTTATGAAATGCGAACAAAAAATGAATTGGGTGAGCTAACATCTGATCAGTTACGAGCAGCAAGATTTGCATATTACGCAGAAACACTAGACTTTTTACCGTTTACACCAGAAGGAATAAAAAGAGACATTGCTTCTAAATATAAAGAAACGTTGATCCAACAAACATTTACCTATGATGGCAATAATAATACATTTGAATTATTTCAAACACCTAGTATGATGCCTGTAGAAAAACTATCTGTATATGTCAATAATGAATTTATTCAGCATTATTATGACTATACACTAAGTGGACAAGTGTTAACAATAACAAAAACCATTAACATAAACGACATTATCAAAACTACTATTAAAATATAAACTGAGTAGTTAATTTCGCTATAAATAGTAGTATGGCAACATATATTGGATATAGTAGTATTGGTAGTGTAATAGGAAGCAAAATCCTTACAGATGCGGATTTAGCTAAACGTGATCTTATGAATCACTTTTACACCAGAAAAGGCGAACGTGTACAAAACCCACAGTTTGGTAGCATCTTACCAGAACTGGTTTTTGAACCTTTAGATTATACAACAGAGCGAGCAGCATTAGACGATGTAACTCGTATTATTAAAAGTGATCCTAGATGGATTGAAGAAGAAACACTTTTGTCAAAACCAGACGATCATACATTGACAATAAGAGTTAGATTAAGATACAAAGATACTGGCACAGCAGAAGAATTGTATCTAACATTTACAGGCGAGACAGAATAATGGCACAAGGCGCAAGACAAAGCAGTTTGTTTGCTGCGGAAGATTTTAGCGTAGTATACGAAAGTTTCAGTGAGGCTAATTTTCAAGCATATGACTATGAAACTATCAGAAATACTATGGTTGAATACATTAACAATAACTATCCAGAAAATTTCAATGACTGGATTAGTTCAAGTGAATTTGTAAGTTTAGTAGAACTTATGGCCTTTTTGGGTCATAACTTAGCATTTAGAGCGGATTTAGCTAGCAGAGAAAATTACCTAAGTACAGCAGAACGCAGAGAAAGCGCCTTGCGTATTGCTGAATTTTTAGGTTACACGCCTACAAGAAATATTATTGCTAGCGGCTATTTAAAAGTTGAAAGTGTTCGTACTTCTGAGCACGTATATGATGTAGATGGCAATAGTCTTGCAAACCAAACTGTGCAATTTGAAGATGTCACTGATCCTGACACTTATCAAAACTTTATTACAATTATGAATGCTATTTTTCAAAGCAGTAGTAGGTTTGGATCTCCTTATGCTAAATTTACTAAGAACGGCATTCAAAACGAAATATACAGAACTAGTAGTGTAAACAATACTAACAGTCAAACATTTACAGGAAACGTAAACGGAAGAAGTGCAAGTTTCAGTTTGCATAGTGTTTCCTACAATTCGACTACAAACACACTAATTGAAAAAAATCCTAACCCGTACGGCGTTATTGATATGCTTTACCGCAATGATAACAGTGGGTTTAGTAGTCCTAACACAGGATTCTTTTTAGGATTTAAACAAGGCACACTTGATTATAAAGATTACAATATTACTAACGGATTGCCTAACATGGTAATCGATGTTAATGTTAATAACATTGCCAATGGAAACATCTGGGTGCAGACAATCGACGAAGCAGGACAAGTTATTAAAACTTGGACTAGAGTTGATAGACTATTCGGAATGAACAGTATTTTTAACTCAGCTCAAAACAACATCAGAGACATTTATACAATCAGTAGTAGAGAAAATGATCAAGCAAGTATTGTGTTCAGCGATGGACAATTTGGCAATATACCACGTGGAATTATTCGTGTATGGTACCGCACAGGTTTAAATCAAAATTATACATTAAACCCTGACAGCTTTAGCGGAACACAATATAGTTTCACATACACTGGCGCAGATGGAAACACATATAATGCATTATTTTCATTAAAGTTAAGAAGTAATGTAACAAATGCTAGTGCAAGAGAAAGTATTGAAAGTATCAAAGCTAACGCAGGACGCTTTTTTGCTACACAGGATCGTATGGTCACCGCAGATGACTACAGTTTGTTTCCTTTAACAGTTAGTGAAAACATTCGTAAAATTAAAAGCATTAACCGTGTACACAGTGGCCATAGTAGATTCCGTGATTTATACGATCCTACTGCAACTTATAGTGACGCTACTAATTACTTAGATGACGGTTATATGTACGAACAAAACGAAACAACACGTAACTTAGTAAGTCTACCAACAAATCTAAATAGTGAACAAATATATCAAAGATATATAAAGCCGTTACTTAATAATCCAGAAGTTAAAAACTTTTATTACAATAGACACAACTATGTTGCAGGTAAAATGAATGGAAAACTTCACTATAGCGATACTACACAAGCAATTACATATTGGACAGCAGATGGCAGTGCAACAGGTTGCTTCCGTTGGAACCAAGTTAATAAAAGTTCAAATAGCTGCACAGGATACATTACTTACAACAGTATTGTTCAACGTTTAGGTACAACAGCAACTAATAGTTTACACAAAGCAGAAATAAATGGATTAGTAGAATTTATAACTGCTCCTTACAAATTAGGATATATTAAAACAATTGCAGTTACTGACGGTGGTAGCGGTTATACTGGTACGCCTACTGTTACCATTGGCGGAGTTGGAACTGGCGCAACGGCAATTGCAAACGTTAACGCAGGTGTTGTTGTTAGTGTTACTATCACTGACAGTGGCGAAAATTATAACGATGCAACTAGTGTTACAATTACGGGTGGCGGCGGATCAGGCGCTACTGCATCTGTAACAGTTGCTAGTGCAGACACACAGTGGGTTAGAGTTATAAATCTATACAAAGATGGTCTTGGAAAAGATGATGCAACAGGCACACCAAACGGCATTGACCCAACAGGTAAAGGTGCAGTTGTGATCAACGGTGTTATACCAAGCGGGGCTAGAATCAAACGTATTGTTCCAAGTTGGAACTATGACTTATCTGAATCTGTAAAAGCTGATGTATTAGCAAAGATACTTAATAGAAACAGTTTTGGATTGAGATATAACGCAGCAAGCCAACAGTGGATGTTGATTGAAAGTGCAAATCTTCCAAGTAATACAGCAACTACTAACGATGTTAGTGTGTGGACTAGACTGTTTGAAGGTGATACTAGCAGCACAGGACGAGACCAAAGTTGGGTTATTAGAGTTAACTACAACAGTGATAACTGGGAAATATTAACTAGAAAAACACGTTATGTATTTGGAAGTGATAAAACGGTTAGATTTAACAATCTAAACTTTGCTGAAACATTTAGTAGCGAAACACTAAAGCCGCACAAAGATAGTATTACAATTTTAGATATAAACACACAAAATTCAACTACTAAAGTGCCGTTAGGTAAAAACTATAAGTTCAACACATTTGGATATTTCACTTATGCAGATGGATATACAGATCCGCACAAAGTTCGTGTTACACTTGCAGATCCAGACAATGACGGATTTCCAAACGATCCAGAAGCATTCTTAAAAGTTATTTCACAAGATACTATTAAACTTGGAACTGTTACTGAATATGGATATAAGTTTGAAGTACAAGATAATGCAAACGGGTTAACCATTGTTAACGGTAGAGGCAACCTAAGATCCAAATATGAAAGAATTGCAGATATTAATCAAGTAATTGATCCTGCAACAACTAATATTATCGACACTTATGTATTGTTACGTAGTTATGATAACTTGTACAGAACTTGGGCACAATATGACGGTAGACCACAAACAAAACCAAATGCTCCTACAGTAAGTGAACTAACAGAATTGTTTGAAACACTTGAAGCGAAAAAGAGTATTAGTGATCAGGTAATTTACAGACCTGTAAAATATAAAATACTGTTTGGAGACTTAGCAAGTAGTGAATTACAAGCAAGATTTAATGTTGTTAAAACTGCTAACAGTAGTATGAGCGACACTGAAATCAAGCAACAGGTCATAGCACTGATTACATCATATTTTAATATTGATAATTGGGACTTTGGAGATGAGTTCTACTTTACTGAAATGGCAGCATACATTCATAATAACATGATTGGACAAATTAGTCAAATAACAATACAACCTGTTAAAAGCGATTTAGAAACTACAGAGTTATTTGAAATTTACGCAGATAGTGATGAACTATTTCTTCCAGTATTAGACAGTAGTAATATTACAGTAACATCAACTTTAATATTAAATCCAACAACTATAGCAGCAAACAGCGGAGTTAGCATTCAATGAGCGAAAGAACTACAAACCCTATTGAAGCACCATTGATCACTAGGCCAGGGGAAAGCCGAGAACATGTAGGCACAAGAAATATTACAAGTTTGTTACCTCATATATTTCAAACTTCTGTAAACAAACAATTCTTGGAAACTACACTTGAACAATTAATGAGTTCAGGTAGTTTAGCTGCAATTAATAGTTATGTAGGTAGTAGATATTTAAAAAGAAGTGCAGCTGACACTTATGTAGATGATAGCAGAGTAGCTGACAACTATCAGTTTGTTCCAGGTGCTGTTAACAGAGATAATGACAATAATATTACACAAGCATTATCATATGATGATATGATTAATGGTATGGAATTCAATGAAGTTAATGTTAACCAATTAAACAAGTTACTAAACGAGTCAGGCTATACTCTTGACCTTCCTATTAACTACGACATGTTTATTAACTATCACAAGTATTTTTGGCTAGTAGATATTCTTCCTCCTTGTGACATTGTTGCTACAGTTAATGATAAAATTAGCATTGATACTATTCCTGGTAAAATTTATTATACTACACCAACACTAGACACAAACAAAACATTAGAATTACACAACGGCATGCGTATTCGTTTTATGCCTGCACAAATTGACAGAATTATACAAACAGTTATTGGTAACACAACATTTACAGCAAGTCAAGTACTTGATGCTGACTTTGGAACTGTTAAAGTTTACAAAAACAATCAACTTCAGACACTAACAACTGATTACACAATCAGTGGTGCAGTTGTAACTTTTGTTACTGCTCCTAGTGTAGATGACGAAGTTGAAATTCACAAGTGGTATAGTTATAGTTTGTCTGATGCTTACGATTGCGGCGGCACTTATATTGTTGATGGTGTTGGTAGTGAAACTGGTATTGTACTAACTGAACAATTTGCTAGTGGACAAATAGAAGGATCTTATGGTACTAGAGGATGGTTTAACCATACAGTTTATAGTAGTCAAGAACCTTCAGGATTTGATGATCCAAATGGTAGT